AAAGAATTTAAAGAACTTGAAGAAAGAGAGGACTCTTTAAATAAAAGATTTAATGAAGTTGGTAATTATTTAGTAGCACATCCAACAACGAAACCTTTAGGACTAATTCAAAAACCATTAAATAATAGTACTAAAGAAAACGATTTAATACTTGATTTATTTCTCGGCTCAGGCTCAACAATGGTAGCATCCCACCAGCTTAAACGCAAATGTTACGGAATGGAATTAGACCCTAAATATTGCGATGTAATTGTAAAGCGAATGCTAAAACTTGACCCTACACTTGAAATAAAAAGAAATTGAGCTATGATAAACAAAGAAGAATATGCCAGCTAGTCCAACACTACAAATACAACTCAATAAATGGCACTCAGAGTTTATGCTCTCAGATACACTAGAGCCTCTTGAGTGGCTTAAAAATAAAGGAATACCTATAGAAAGACAAATGAAAAAATATGTGAAAATATGGAGAGAAAATAAGAGAAATATACTACACATAAGAAAACAAAAAAGTATAATATAACATCGGATAAACAGCGGATGCGAAAAGTAAAACAACCACATTGATGAGCAATCGTTCTTGCTGAAAAGTGAGAGACTGCAAACCCTAACGGAAGACCTAAAAAGTCTTTTCGTCTTATAAACGATGAACTAAAAGCAAAAGGATATGAGCCACTTACAAAAGACGCTCTTATTGAAGCATACAGCCTTGTATTTAATACAGATGAGAAAGAACTCCAAGAGATAGCAAAAAGACCTGAAACACCGTATGCTTTGCGTATTATTATACTTGATATGAATAACAAGCAGTATAGAGCGAAAGCATTGCAAGATTATAGAGATTATATGTTTGGAAAAGCAATACAAAAAAATGAGGTAGAAGGTAGCCTCAATGTAAGCTGAGATATAACTATATGACTTCCTAAAGAATAAATGCGTGAAAATAGACTTCTCAAACCGTGATTTATACAATTATAAATATATCCCTTTATTACATTGTAAGAAGCGATATATTTTTATGATGTGAGGGGCTTGAAGTTGAAAATCAGTATTTCAAGCACAAAAGGAAATTATTAAAACCTTTGAACACGGAAACAAGCTAATGGTGGTCAGGAAGGTTAAAGATACGCACAAAGACTCTACATACTCAGAGCTTAAAAGTGTAATAGATAAATGGGAGCTTCACAACTTCTTTGATATAACTATATCCCCTCTCTCTATCACAAATAGACTCACAAAGAGTAGTATTATATTTAGAGGTATGGATGACCCTGAAAAGATAAAATCCGTGCAAGGAATAAACAGAATATGGATAGAGGAAGCAACGGAACTCAAAAAAGAAGATTTTAATCAGCTTGATCTAAGACTAAGAGGAAAAAAGGAAATACAGATGACTTGTACTTTCAATCCTATATCATCTGAACATTGGCTCAATACAGACTTCTGGCAATTCTGAAACACAGAAGAAATAGAGCTGATGCACTCAACATACATAGACAATAGATTTGTAGGGGGTAGGTATAAGGAAGTAATGGAACGACTGAAGAGTCAAAACCCTACTTACTACAAGATATATGCCAAGTGAGAGTGGGGGACAATTGAGGGAATTGTATTTGAGGTATTGCCTACTGAGATAGATATGCCTGATGGTGCAAAGATTATAAGCTATGGACTAGACTTTGGATATACGAACGACCCTACAAGCCTTGTTGCTATCTATGAGTGGAATGGATGAGTGATTATGCAAGAACTTTTATATAAGACAGGTATGACAAACCAAGATATAGTAAATTATCTCAAGAGCTTAAATATAGACCGTTATACTGATATATATGCAGATAGTAGTGAGCCGAAAAGTATAGAGGAGATATACAGAGCTGGATTTAATATAAAGCCTGTAAAAAAAGGAGCTGACAGTATTATGTATTGAATAGATATGATGAAGCAACACAAGCTGTATATCACAAAGGATAGCTACAATGGAATAAAAGAGTTTAAGAATTATATATGGGCGAAAGATAAAAATGGTAAAGCTGTCAATAAGCCTGTAGATTATATGAACCATTTCTTGGACGCTACACGTTATGCCTTTATGATGAGTTTTTGAAACAAAGTAACTTTTGACATAGAAATCGGGTAACAATAAAACTATGAAATCACTATACGGAAAGAAGCCTGAGTACATACAAGAAAGCACATGGGAGGCTCTCACAGACAAGGAGAGGGATTATATATGCTTACTTGCAAAACGCACGCACACAAAGAAGCAGATAATGCGTAGGCTCTATATAACCTCACGTCAATCTTATTATCTTATGGAAAGAAAGGTACGGGAAGCGCTCGCAAGCGATGTAAAAAAATTTTACAATCATAAATAAACGGCTAGCTATAGCCTTTTTTTTATGTATTATGTCTATGTTTAAAAATAACACTTAAATATGACAAAATATATTTGAAGACAAGTTGAGGTATGAGTAGGGATTGAAGGAACTCGATGAACTGCCGTAGTAGCTCAACAATGGACTCCTAAAACAGATTTTAGTTTTGAAGAAACTATGGAAACTATACAAGATGAGTCTAGTATAGGAATAATTGTAGATGCACGTGATAATTTTGTAAGCAAGAGATTTTGAGAGGGAGAATTTGGAGGAAATGTTGAGGTAAACTCTCTTGGGTACTTTCTTCTTGCTACACTCTGAGAAGTATCAAGCGAAGTAGATACATCTTGAGCTTATAAACACTCTTTTGAGCTTGCTAATACTAATCAAACACAATCACTCACACTTACAGTTAAAGACCCTGTAATAGGGGATGTAAGATATCCACTTGCAAGTGTAGAAACTATGACTATATCAGCTGAAGAGGGGGCTTTTGCTACTTTTACAGTAACTTTCAAATCTAAGCCTTGAACTGATACAACTGTATCATCCAATTATAACCTAGATTATAAACTACTAGCTAGACACTCAATATTTAGAACAGCTGCAAACCTTGCAGGACTCGGTGCTGCAAGTGATGTATGTCTTAGAAGTTTTGAGATAACTTTTGAAAAGAATTTAGAAGATGATTATTGTCTCGGAAGTATCTCGCCTGAGGACTTTATAAACCAAGCCTTTATGGTAACTGGAAGTTTTACTGCAGTATTTAAGAATGAAGTATTTAGGGATTTTGCACTTGAGGGAGTAAAACGAGCTATCAGATTTAGTCTTGTAAACACAGATGTAACTATAGGTGCTACAAGTAATCCACGACTTACAATAGACTTGCCACTCGCAAGTTTTACAAAATTTAGTAGAACGCAAGGAAATGATGAAACCGTAGTACAAACTCTCACATTTAAATGACTTTACTCACAAGTTGATACAAGTGCTGTAAATGTAGAGCTTGTTAATACAATTGCTGAATACGTTGCAAATGGTAGTTAATTTTTAATACACACACTATGTTATATACAGAAAAACTAGAAGCAGAACTCAAAAGCGTATTGGAAACAGTTGAACTCAAAGAGAGGAAGACCAAGTACAATATGATAGTTTCTAAGGAAGTGAAAGACCGAGATGGAGAGACTGTAATGCTTGATGGTATGGATATAAAGAACTACAAAAAAAATCCTGTAGTGCTTATAGACCACTCATACAAGGTTGAAGATATTGTAGGTAAAACTACAAAGCTCAAAAGAGATGGGAATGAGTTAATTGCAGAATTTGTCTTTATAGATACACCAAAAGGAGAGCTAGCTGAAAAGTTATATGAAGCAGGACTTCTAAAAGCCAGCTCAATAGGATTTATATGAAAGGAACGTGATCCACAAGACTATACTAAAATCACTAAAAGCGAACTACTTGAATGGTCTTTAGTTGCCGTACCTGCAAACTCTGAGGCTCTTAGTATAGATGGTAAACTCTATGAGAAAGGTGTAAAAGAGGGTCTTATAAAAGAAGTAGTACAAGAGGAAGAAGAAAAAAGTGAGCTTGATGAAATAAAAGAAGAACTCGCTGAAATAAAAACAATCCTGAAGTCTTTAGCCGATGATAAGGCTGAAAAACAAGATTCTATAGCAAAGGAGGAAGCCGAACTCAAGGCAAAGAAAGAACTTCTCCAATCTATAAACAAGGGAATAAGTAGCTCCCTTGAAAAAATAAAGCTACTAAAATAATTTACTTCCATAACTATATACAAATGGAAAACAAAGAACTATTAGAACAAGTTTCTAAGACAATTGAGAACTCTCTACCTGATGTAGTAGATGCAGTAGTTGAGAAAAAGTTTGCTCAAGAAAATGAGAAAACAGTTGCACAACTTAAAGAAGTACAAGACGCTCTTAAGTCTCTCAGTTTCCAAGCTAAGTCAACTGACGCAGTTGCTCAAAAATCATATAAAGAAGCATTTATCGTTTCTGTAATGAAAGACGTAGCACAGAACAATGTTAATACTGAGAAAGGATTTAATGCAGTAGTTGAGAAAACTTACGCTGCTATGAATACTAGCACAGAGGGTGCAGGTGCTGAATTTGTATTTGACCAATTCGAGGCTGATATCCTTGCAGTATTTGATACTTTTGCAATCGTAAACGATGTTCGTGTATATAATATCAATAAAGGTGATAACCTTACTCTTGTAAGAGGAGATAACACTATCCAAACTTACTTTACAGCACAAGGTGCAGCAAGAAATCCAAGTAACTATACAACTTCTGACATAAAAGTAGATGTTGCAAAACTTACTACTATGACTAAGCTCACAGAAGAATTCTTTGATGATACAATGACAATTCCTGATGTATATGCTTTCCTTGTGAGATGTTTTGGTGAAAGCCAAGCTAAGTTTCTTGAGACTGAAATCCTTACAGGTACAGGAGATATTGAAGGTATATTTACAAATGAAAATGTACTTGAAGTTACAGTTGATGATGTAGACTCTATTGATGATACTACAATCGTAGAAACTATCACTAAGGCTGCAAAGAAATTTACAGGAAACGAAAAATTCTATTACTCAAAATATATGTGGGGTAAACTTATGGCACTTAAGACTCTTGATGGATACCCACTCTATCCTGAATTAAGAAATGCTGTACCTACACTTATGGGAGTACCTGTTGCACTTTCTTCTGTAGGATTTATCCAAGCAGGGCAAGGAACAACTTGAGATGTTGCTATGCTATACGGAGACCTATCATACTACTCTCTTGTAAGACGTAGAGGACTCACTATTGAGCGAGGTCTTGATGGTAACGACTTTGCTGAAGATAAAATCACAGTTAAGTCTACTGTAAGATGTGGAGGTGCATTAACTTTCCCTGAAGCTCTTACTGTAGTTAAAATCGGTAGTTAATAGAAATAGAAAGTAAGAGCTAGTCTCTTGCTTTTCTTTCTATTTATTATCATAAAATATGGATGTAGTATATCCAATAATTGCAACGAAGAATAATAACATAGAACTTTTATTTTCTTTGCGAAGCCTTAAATATTACAATCACGATACGGTATATATTATATGACACAATCCTAAATGGACTCAAAACATAGTCAATATACCATATAATGATGATGCACGCAAGGGAAGTAATATGGCACATAAATTGTGGATAGCTTGCAACGATAAGAGAATAAGTGAGAACTTTGTATGGATGATGGATGATGTATACTTCTTGAAGCCTATGCAACAGATACCATACTATAAGCTCGCAACCTATAAGAATTATGAGGAAAATATAGTACACAAGAACTCTCAGTATTATAAATCAATGCTACATAAGTGAGATTGCTTTGATACACACACGCCTATTATCTATAATAAGACAAAACTAAGAGAATTATTTGAGAAATATCCACTAGGCACAAGAGGAAGTAAAAGAACACTCTATTGTCAGGAGAATAAAATAAAATGAGTCTTTGGAAATTTTCCTAATTATAAACAAAGACAAAATAAAAAGATAAAAGATTGCAAGTGTTATAGTATTGAGAGATTTAAAATACTAGATAATCAAGAGTTTCTCTCATCATCGGACAGTATAATAAATTCTTTTACATTTAGAGAATTTTTGTATAATAAATATGAGCCAAGTAAATATGAAAATTTAAATTTTAATTTTATACCTATGAACAGAGTAGAAGTACAATTTATAAAATCCCTATATCCATATACTGCGTGAGATGTAGGATATTTACGAGTAGATCAAGCCGACAGATACGAGAAAGCCTGAACATTAAAGGTTTTAAGAAACAATAAAAGTATGGCTGATAGAGTAGTAGTAGAAACTAAGATAATAGGAACGAAAGCCGATATAATTGCAGAACTTGAGGCACGTGGTATTGAGTATAAAAAGACAATGAATAAAAACGAACTAACACAATTACTATGATAGCAACACTCGCACAATTTAAGCAATATTTAGGAATTACAGGAACTTCACAAGATACAATCTTGCAACTTCTTATAGACTCTAGTAATTCTATGATAAACTCATATATCGGAAGAATTATTGAAGCCGATGATTATATTGAGTATGTAAATGGGAACGCACAAAGAGAAATCCTTTTGCAAAACTATCCTGTCAATACACTTACAAGTATTGAGAAGAATATTTGAGATTTAGAAACACCTGTATGGGAAATAGTAGAACCTACTTGATACAAGCTCTCGCCGAAAGAGTGAAAGATATTTCTTGTATATCCACTTACTCGAGGATTTCAAAACTATAAAATTACGTATAATGCTTGATATGACCCAGTCCCTGCAGAGCTTACACTTGCAAGCCTTAAGATTGCATCCAAGTATTATAATACACGTACAAGCGATGGAGTAGCAAGTGAAAGTGTAAATGGAGACTCTATATCCTTTGAAACTACTGAGATACCAAGTGATGTACTTGTGATACTTAACAACTACCGAGATATTTATGTTTAAAAAAGACTTCACAGAGGCGAGTGTTTCACGTCTAGGGTATGTAACTACCTGAGGCTATAAAAAAAGTGCTTATACGTCAACCTCAGAGAGTTATATAGGTAATCTAAAAGCCTTAAGTATAAAAGACGGAGTAGAAGTATGAAGCTTTGGAAAAGAGTTTCAATTTAACACGGATATAGTAGCAGATATACGAGAGAGTGATAGACTCACAATAAATGGAGAAGTATATGATGTAAAATGAGTTGCACCTTTTAATGGAGTTACTTTTAGTCGTAAAATGGTAATCTTACACAAAAATGATAATCCTTGAGTTTAAATGAGCCGATGAATTTTTGAAGAAAGTTTGAGCCTTAGTAGTTTCTCAAACTCTTGACAAGTCTATAAAGAAAAGTGTATTTCTTGTAGAGCGAGAAGCGAAACTGAGAACACCTGTTGATACTTGACTCTTGCGTAACTCTTACGAGACTAAGTTTTTGCCACTTGAGGGTAGGCTTAGGAACTTTCGAGAGTATGCACCTTACGTAGAAAAGCGAGTATGATTTTTACGAGATACCGAAGAAGCTGTTTGAAAAAGTATACAAGAGATATTCCAAGATGATATACAAGCTATGCTTAATGATTTAACCAAGTAATTATGTTCCAAATACTAAACGATGCACTTAAAGCACAACTTGACACACTCAAAGGTTCTTGAAAGCCTTTTGTGAGTGTTATAGACCACCATACACTAGAAAACACTTGATACCCGTATTTATCCTTTGAGAACATAGGCTTTGAAGCTGAAATACTTGATAATTGTACCAATCTAAGAACTTACACTTTTGAAGTGTATATTTTCCAAGAAATAACTGAGACTTGAGGGCGTGATGAAGCAAAAGAGATAATCTATAAATGTATGGATGATGTGATTGACTTACTAGACAAAAACTATACACTATGATTAGAAAGCGTAAAACATACACGACCTGTAGGCTGAACTCTTGAGCCTTTAATATTAACAAACGGAAAGTGCTTGGTAGGAAGAATACAAGTAAATATAGAAACTTACAACTCAATTAAATAATATGTTTAATCTTAAAAATCTTTTCAAAAAATCACTTACTCCAACAGAGTGAGCTTGATTTTATCCACTTACTAACACGAACTACTGAGTAAGAACACTAGGCAAGAGCGATTACTTGAGACTCTATACAGGCTGGCAATATGTAGCTGTCTCCACTATAGCAAATAGTGTTGCAGAACTTGAGTATAGTCTCACAAGAACTATCAATGATGATAAAGAAATCCAACATCCATATAGAGAGCTTGTAACATACGAGCTTTTAATGCAAATTACAAGTTTCTTACAACTCTCAGGGAATTGCTACCTATGGAAGTATAAACTCAACGGAAAAGTGCAATCACTTGAAGTGATGCGTCCTGATATGGTAGAAATCCAAGAAAAAGGGGATGGAAGCCTTGACTACTATAGATATAACTACAAGGGAGGGTATATCAAGTTATACGATGAGGATATAATAGTGTTCTCACTCTTTAATCCCATGATGTCTTACCCTTATACTGTAAGAGGTGTATCACCTATGCAAGCTGTAGCAATACAAGCTGAGATGGATATGACTGCGAATAAGTGGAATTGGAACTTCTTCAAACAAGGTGCTACAGTAGGTGGAACTCTTGAGACTGACCAAAATATAGACCAAGTAAGCAAGAAACGACTTATAGAAAAATGGAAGCAAGAATTCCAATGAGTAAACAATTCTCACAAGATAGCTGTACTTGATAACGGTCTCAAATACAACGAGTGGAAAGTAAACCAAAAAGAACTTGACTTTGTAGAGTCTCGAAGATTTACACGAGATGAAGTATTTGCAATATTCAAAGTACCTAAAAGTATTGTATGAGTAAGTGATGATGTAAACCGTGCAAGTGCATTAGTAGCTGAGAACACTTTTTATAGAGTATGTATACGACCTCTTGCAAAACAGATGGCTGAGACTTTTAATAAAGAGCTTTTTGATGGGATAGGAGTATTTCAATTTGTAAACGTAGTACCTGCGGATACAGAACAATTACTTCTTGATCTAAATAACTGAGCTATCACTATAAACGAGTATAGAATAGAACGAGGCTTCCCTCAAATCAAAGATGCCGATGTATTAAAGCTCAATCCTATGTTTTTAAGTGAGCAAGTAAGATATGAGGGAAAAAAGGAATTACAAAGTGATACACGAGAAATAGTAAGAAAAGCAATTGCAAAGAACACAAAAGGAACGCAAGAGTGGAAAGAAAAACTCTGGCATCAGAAAATCCAACGAACAAATAGATATGAGACAAGATGGATAAAAGAAATAAACGAGGTCTTTCAAATGCAAATGGAAGATGTGATGAAACAAATAAACAAAGATACGAAAGCAAAAAAGCCAACGTGGAACGCTGCAAAGTATGCGGCACTATGGCAAACAACTCTTTGACCTCTCTATAACGAAGTGATGATGAACGAGGGGACTGAGGCTAACCTTACAATCGGTATAAACTCTGTATTTGAAGTATGAGACCCTTGAATAAACAAGTATATCAGGGATAACATAAAGAAGCTAGCAAAAGAGATTGATGATACAACAAAAAACAAGATATTTGATGTTATTGAGCAAGGAAACAACGAGGGGTTAGGAGCGCAAGAAATAGCTTGAAATATAAGTGAGAAGTTTGATAGCTTTAAGAAATCACGAGCCTTAATGATTGCAAGAACTGAAATCACTAGAGCAAGTAATGAGGCAACTGAGAGGGCTTATATAGAGAGTTGAGTAGTACTGGCGAAAGAATACCTTGCAGAGCTTGATGATAGAACAAGTGATATATGTCAATCACTTAATGGGCGTATATTCCAACTCTGAGAGCCTATAATGGAAAAAGGAACTACTATAGCTTGATATACAAACGATTATGAGACAGCGTATCATCCACCAACACATCCAAATTGCCGTTGCACTTTAATTCCTGTAATAAAATAATTATGAAAACAATTCAAGTAGGAGAAAAGAAAGTTACACTAGATATTTGAGAAGAACTTAGAGTGAAAGATTTGAGAAAGATTGCACCTATACTTACTAGACAGAAAGAGGGAGAAGAAATACAAATGATACTTGATATCGTAGAGGCTTTATGAGGAAAAGAACAAGCTGAGATAGTAGATGAGATGAATATAGAAGAGTATCGTGAATTCTCGCAAGAGGTGACTAAGCTACTCGACACGCAAAAAAAAATAGTGAAATCATAAGTAAATACGCACAAGAAGTCGTAAAGAAGAAACCGAAGTGATACCCTGAAGACATACTTATGATAGAAATAATGAGAGAGTACAACTGGAGTTATGAAGATTATATGAATACACCACAAAGAATAATAAACCTTATAATTGAGAAAAGCAACATAGACGCTAAATTTAAAAAATAATATGGCAACAAAAGACATACAAATAATCGTAAGAGCCTTAGACCAAGCATCCTGACCTATTAAAAAAATGGGTAATGAGATGCAAGACTTTGTGCAAAGAAATCAAACGAACTTCAAAAAAATGGCTGCGGTGTGAACTGCGGCTTTTGCGTGAATTGCTGCGTGAGTAAATAAAGCAACACAAGCAGCAGCACGAGATGAGGGTACTTGGAATAAATTTGCAACTGTATTTGGAGAGGGAACTGAAGAGATGAATCAGTTTGTAAATGACTTAAGAACACGAATGCCAGTTGCAACAGGAACAATACAGAGGATGGCAGCAGACATACAGGATTTACTTGTACCTATGGGATTATCGAGAGAACTATGAGCTGAAATGACACAAGGGTTTCTTGAGGTATCTAATGCTATAGGTGCTTTTAATGATGTAGATCCATCGCAAGTTTTACAGGCTATACAATCAGGACTCGCAGGTTCAGCAGAACCTCTAAGAAGTTTTTGAGTAAATGCAAATATTGTTGCACTTGAAGCGAGAGCACTTGAGATGTGATTATTGCAAGCTGGAGAAACCTTTGCGAAACTAGAGCCTGAAGTAGCAAATCAAATAAAAGCACAAGCATTATTAGCACAAGTTACAGCAAACTCTTCTGATGCAATAAACGGATTTGAAGATAACGCAGATAGTCTTTTATTTAGACAAATGGAACTAAGTGCAAGTATAGAAGACCTTACTTGAACTTTAGGAAAGGCGTTTATTCCTATTATAGATGAAGTTGTAAAATCAATTACACCAGTAGTTAAAACAGCTTCCGAGTGGGCTACTGAAAATCAAGAACTTTTCAAAAATATAGTAATGGGGGCTTGAATAGTAACAGGGCTTATAGCAGTACTTTGAACACTTGGGCTTGCTATACTTCCTATTATAGCTGGCATAAAATCACTATCACTTATTGTTGTAGGTGCTACAGCAGCTTTTAAGGCATTATGAATTACCATTTGACTTCTATCTTGACCTATAGGTCTTATAGTAGCTGCAATATGAGTGCTTTCACTTGCTTTTTATACAGATTTTGGGTGAATACGAACATTTGTAACGGAAGTCTTTGACAATATAATAGAAAAAGTAAAAGTATTTATAGGGATAATGCACCAAATAATAGACTTTATAATGCCTTGATTATCATCAGCTTTCAATACTACCATGTCCTTTATATCCGATATATCAGAGAAGACGGTAAACTTTGTTTCTTGAATATTTGAGGGACTAAGAAAAACAATAGAGTGAGTGATAGACTTTGCAAAAAGTGCATACAATACAGCTAGTAAGATAGGAAGTACAATACGTGATACAGCTAGTAATATATGAGGGGCTGTATCATGAGCCGTATGAAATATAACTTGAGCGAGAGCTTTTTGATGACCCGTACAAGCTGGGAAACCTTACTTAGTATGAGAGAGATGACCTGAGATATTTACACCTTGAAGTAGTGGTATGATAAGAACGGGATGAAATTCTTGAGCTACTATAAATATAAATATGTGAGGGGTAACTGTGCAAAATGAAGCTGATGAGAATAGGCTTATAGATAAATTAAAAAGAACACTTGAGCGAGAAGCTCGATATTATAATCTAGGAATTAGCTAATGTATAATACTTTTCTAAACCTCCCTTTTGTTATTGAGGTGCAACAAGGGGAAATAATCTATAACGGATTTGTACTTCATAAGACCGATACGTGCCACCTTTCTTTTTTCTGAGGAAAAGATTGACCACGAGTGCAACTCAATAACTTTAACTTGCCAAACTCTCTATGAGAGGGGAATAATTCTAGCTTTACACGTTCGAATAGTTTTACAATACGAGGAAGACTCAAAGGATCTAACGCCGAAAACCTCAGAGAATTACAAGACACTCTCAAAGGATTTGTAAACGAGCAAGGAAAGAAAATGCAAGTAAACTTCTGATGAGAAGTGAGAAAAGGGGAGGTATATATGGAAAGTGTAAGATTTGAGACGGCTCATTATACTATAGATTCAGTGCTTTTTGAGATACAATTTACACTTCTCAAAGGATACTGGGAAAGCTTCTCAATAACCTCCATAACTCATACCGCTATAGATGGAAGCTTTACAGAGGAGATAATAACAAACTCTACTTTTCTTGAAACATACCCTATGTGGAATATAACTTTCACTTGAGGCACAAATGAGTTTACTCTCAATGTATGAGGAAATGAAATAAATATAAACGAGTCTATTGTCAGCTCTGATATATTGATTATAGATACAAAAGAGCAAACAGTAGAACTTAATGGAATGCCTATTGATTTTTCTGGGACTTTTCCTATACTGAAAAAAGGAAATAATAGTTTTACAATTACAACTACTGCACAATATAGTATATCCGTAAATTTTAATAATACTTACTTTTAAATTATGACTTTTCAAAAATACAACATACGTAATAATGCCTTTGGACGCTTACTAGCGTGAATAAATGCAAGTGCTGAAACTATGCAACTTAATCCGTGAGAGGGAGAGAGATTTGCTAGTAGCAATATGATACTGACTCTCACGCAATATACCGTACCTGCTGACACTACAAGCGAAATCGTAAAAGAAGAAAGCGTACTTGCTACTAATAGAAGTTGAGATGTATTTACTATTACAAGAGGTTTTTGATGAGATACACCTACTTCTTTTAATACCTGAGACTGGGTATATCTCTCTGTAAGAAGTGAACATATACAAGACATACAAGATGAGGCAACAAGACTTGAGAACGACAAACTCAATAAATGAGGTTTGAGAACAGGGCTTGCGAACGCTTGGCGTTTATTCTTCTCTAACGGAAGTAGTAATGAGACTGCACTCGCTTTTTGAGATACAGGGCGTGTATTACAATCTAATGGGTCTACTTCTGCACCTACTTGGGAAGTGCCGACTGTAAATATAACAGGACTCACTACAAGGGCTAATCCGAATATGAATACAGACGAGTTTGTTGTATGATGAAATCCTAATGAGAAAGTTACGCTTTCACAATATAGAGCTACAGATGCAGAGGCTACAGCTTGAACAGTAACAAATAAATTTTTAACGCCAAAACAAGCAAAGGATAATTATTTACAAAAATCTGATATAGTAAACTTTAGTAGAGTAGGAAATTTATGAAGTGAAAGTGTTAATTATTCACACTCTTTGTGAAAAATACCAGAAAGGATTGATTTTTATTCATTAAGCTGAGATGGTTCAAGTAGTCATAAATGAAATACTTCAATGTGAGCATATACATCTTGAAAAAACTATTGTGTATATCAAAATTATTATACTTCTACAGGTA